TTAGCGCAGAAGCGCAATCGAGTCACCGTGCCCGGCCAGCAGGATCACATCCTTTTTCGATGGGGCATTGCATTTCGTGGCCGGGCGCAGTGCCAGAAGGGAGGCCGCAATTTTCTGCGCGCCGGGGGATAGGAAAAACGCATCATCGGGCCCCAGTTCGCGGGAACAGAAAAGGGCAGCGTCCTTGGGGGCCTTGGCGGCAATGAACAGCTTTTCAAACGCATCGACAAAATCGGTCGATATTCCCATTGCTTCCTGTTGCGTCATTTTGATGCTGGCCCAGCTCATGGGAGTCTCTCGTCTGGTTGCGGATATTTCACAGGCCATTATTCATCCGCTGGCCCGCAAGTCGAGGATTTTTGCGGCTGTTTGAATAATAGGAAATTAATCCTTTACAATGAGAACAAAAAGGGATTATAGCTTGTGGATCAACACCGGAAGTGCATCCGGAAATAGCTTTGATGCGGTCAGAATGGCGGAAAACGGCATGTAAGCCGGGTTTTGCACGTATCACGTTGGCCATCTTTACATATCCGGCAATTGGCGGTTTTGCGCAGTCGATGATGCGCAAAAGTGGAGATTTGCACGCGTTTTCGGGGGTGTTGATGCAAGACAGGCAGTTCAGCAGGAGGGCGAAATGAGTGAACAGAGACTTTTTCCCAAGCCGATCGCGGACCGCGTGGCGACCCCGTTTTCCAGCGCCATGCAGGCGTGGTTCTGGTTTGTGCGATGCCAAGCGTCACGGATCGAAGGGGCACGTGTGGTGGCGGATGCCAGCGACGTTGTGCGCCCGTGCGACCCGGATGATATCTATAACGCGGTCATGCGGTTACGGCGTGAAAATGTGCTGGGTGACCGGCATTTGCAGGTGATCGAATATTACGGGCTGGTGGAACGCACGCCCGATCCGCGTGATGGCCGTGAAAAGCCGAAATATGATCTTTGGTGTGATGCGATGGCGGCCTTGCAGGATGCGTTGATTGCGCGCGGTATCGTCCTGCCGGGGGCCGAGGATGCCTTTCACCATCCCGAAAGGATGATTAAAATGACGGGGGAATTGCCGCCATGCAGACTTTGATTCGCGAGGCGATCCGGCCCGATATCCAAGCGGGTGCTCAGGCGGATTCTGTGCCGAAACAGCCGGTAAATTCGCCAACTGAACCGGTGATGCGCGATGTGCTTGTCGTGTTTGCCGATGCACCCGAAAAGCGGCTTTTGCGATGTCTGAAACCCGGTTTCCGGCATTGTTTCGTGCTGATGTCGGGCGGACGTGCCGGGGAGTGGATCTGCCTTGATCCGCAAAGCCACCGGGTGGCGTGCGATGTCTGGCAATATTCGGTTCTGTTCGATCCCGAAGCCCATTACCGGGCGCGCGGATTTGACTGCATCTGGGTCAGCTATCCGGCGGAAGTGCCAAGGCGGGTGCGGTTGGGCGCGTTTACCTGTGTCGAGTTCGTCAAACGGTTGCTGGGCATTTCCGGGTTCTGGATCGTGACGCCGCATCAACTTTTTTGCGCGATTAAACACGCAGAAACAACGGGTTATCGTGGGAGAGTGTTTTTTTCTGAAAAATGTTCTTGATTTGTTCTTTTTCTTGTGCCATAAGGGAGAAGTCAACACCACAATTGCGCCCGCATCGCTTTATCGCGTTGCGGGCGTTTTTGTTTCCAAGCCCGTTTAAGGGCGTTTGTTTTTTTTAAGCCCCGTTTCGGGGTGTTTTGTTTTGCCCCGTTCGGGGCGGGCACAGAAGGAGGCAAAGGGGCATTATGGGCAGTCTGTTTTCGACACCAAAACCAGCAGCGCCACCACCAATTGCCACCAGTCCGTCCGCAAACTCGGCGTCCGTCGATGACGGGGAAAGTGCGGCAGAGGCGGCACGACGGGCGCGGTCCGAGGCGCTGGAGCGGCGACGCTATGGCCGGGCCGGTCTGATTGGCACGGGGTTTCGTGGTCTGTTGTCAGACCGGATCGACCGTGCGGCAGGTGGCAAAAATCTTTTGGGGGATTAGGCGATGACAGAACGGCAGAACCGCAAAGCGCGCCCGGTCCGTCCGGCGCGGAAGGTGGGGACGGCGGCGAAGCGTGCGACGTCTGATCGGGGGCTCCCCGATGGAGCGCAGCGTGCTGCCGGTCGGAATGCGACCGGGCCGGGTGAGACCAGGCCGGGTGATGCCAATCCGGGGGATGCCAGGCCGTCGGGAGCAGACCAGAAGGCGGCGAGATTTGGCCGGATGGCGAAGGAGCCGGTCGGCCGTCTTGGAGCAGGTGCTGGTGCGGGGACAGGCAGCAATGCCGGGACCGGGGCCAAAGCCGGCGGGATTGCGATTGCCGATTTGCGGGCCCGGTTCCGGGCGGCGGTCGGGCAGAAGCAGGGCTGGGTCCGGCATTGGCAGGAATGTTACGAATTTGCCCTGCCGCAGCGCAATGGGGCAAGCGAGCAACCGGGAGCATCCGGCGGGGTATCTGGCGGGGAAAAGAAATTTGATCGGGTGTTTGATGCCACGGCCCCCGATGCGGTCGAGCAGCTTGCGGCAAGCCTGATGGCGGAAATCACCCCGCCGAGTGGTGGCTGGTTCGCGTTTGAGCCGGGCGGCAATGTGGCGGATGCGGATCGGGACATTCTGACCGCGCGGCTGGCACGGGCTGCGAGCATTTTGCAGGGGCATTTTGACCGGTCCAATTTCGCAGTCGAGATGCATCAGGCGTTTCTCGATCTGGTGACGGCGGGGACGGCGTGCCTTCGGCTTGAAGCGGATGATTTTTTAAGCCCGTCGGCGTTCCGGTTTGGCGCGGTGCCGCTGCGTGAACTGGCGTTCGAGGAACGCAGTGACGGCAGAATGGATGCGGTGTTTCGCAAGCTGTCGTTGAGCCGGGACGAGATTGCAAGGCAATGGCCAGAGGCGCGGTTGCCCGATAGGGATCGGGATGAGGGGCAGAGCCCGAAACGATACGCGGTGGTCGAGGCGGTTCTGCCCGATCCGGGGGCGTTTGGCGGTTATCAGCTTTGCGTGTTTTTTGAGGATGGCGGGCAGGTTTCTGGTGGTCTGGCCGGCGAAGATGGGGTGATCCATCGGGACCGGTTTGAGGTGTCGCCCTATATCGCGTTTCGGTGGATGAAGGCACCGGGCGAGGTTTATGGCAGGTCGCCGGTGATGAAGGCGCTGCCCGATATCAAGACGGCGAACAAGGTGGTCGAGCTGGTGCTTAAAAACGCATCCATCGCGGTGACCGGCATCTGGCAGGCCGATGATGACGGGGTTTTGAACCCGGCGGCGATCCGGCTGGTGCCCGGAAGTATCATCCCGAAGGCGGTCGGGTCGGCGGGTTTGACGCCGCTTGATGCGCCGGGGCGGTTTGATGTTTCTGATCTGGTGCTGTCCGATCTGCGTGATCGCATCCGGCGGTGCCTGTTGGCCGACCGGCTGGGGCAAAGTGACCAGCCGGGCATGACCGCGACCGAGGTTCTGGAACGGGCATCGGAAAATGCCCGGTTGCTGGGGGCGACCTATGGGCGGTTGCAGGCGGAACTGCTTTATCCGCTTATTCGCCGGGCGGTCCATATTCTGGTGCGGCGTGGGGAGCTGCCCGATATGCCGCTTGATGGCGATGTCGTGCAGTTGCGCCATAGCGCGCCATTGGCCCAGTTGCCCAAACGCGTACAGGCCGGGCAGGCGATGGATTGGCTGTCACGGATTGCGACGCTGGGGCCGGAGGCGCTGGGCGAGGTCGATATGCCGCACATGGTCCGCTGGCTTGCCGATCAGTTTGGCGTGCCGGACCATTTGCTCAGGCCGGTTTTGCCGGTTGACGCATCACTTGAGGCGGACGTTTTGGAGGATGCGGTATGAGTGGCTGGGACTGGTTTGAGGGGGTGGCAGCCGCCGACGAAACGGATGAAGCAGATCGGGTGCATTGGCAGCAATGCTTTGGCACGCACGCGGGGCAGAAGGTTCTGGCGGAGCTTGAACGTAGCATCATCAAAACCGCACTTGGCCCGCACAGCCCGGATCGGGCGATCTGGATGCGGGAAGGGCAGCGGGCGCTTGTTTTGCAGATGGCGCGGCTTGCAAGGGGCAGCGTAGAGCGGGGCGCGGCGGATAAAGGGTGAGGTTGCCCTTTCTGTTGGTGGCTCGGCGGCGGCTGTGCCGGAGAAGGTGGGGCGCTTGATGCAAGTTTGGTGCATGCGGCACGATGGACTCCCGCCTGCGCGGGAGTGACGGAGAGGGTGGAGTGAGATTTGCCTTCAACCGTCATGCCCGCGTAGGCGGGCATCCAGACTTGGTGCCGCATCGACGATGGGGAGTGTGCGGCGCGAGGGAGTGACGGCGCTATTTGCCTGATGGTCCAGACCTTGCTGCCCCGCGCAGAGTTAATCAGGAAAAACGCAATTTTATGAACAGGAACCGGGCAGCAGAGAGGCTGTCTGGACATGGGAGAGTGCAGCATGACCATTGATCAGAACCTGACGCGGCCAGAAGCCGGGGAGAGGGTGGAGGATAATCTGTTGCGCCAGGCCGACGTGGCGGGCGGCGTGACTGAGGCGTTAGGCGTCGAGGCGGATGTGGTTTCCGATGCTGGCGTCTTGCCGGAAGGTGAATTTGACGCCGGTGAAGCCAGCGCGGCCCTTGATCCGGCGAGCATTCCCGAAACGCCGGACGGATACGAGATTGCGGTTGATGACGTGCTGGGCGCGGTTGATCCGGCGGTAAATGCGCGCTTGCATGAAGCGGGATTTACCGGCGCACAGGCGCAGCTTGTTTATGATCTGGCGGCCGAGGTGATCGGGCCGTTAATCGGCGAGGTTGAGGGCGCAGGCAAACGTGCCACGGATCGCGCGGCATTGGCGGCGGAATTTGGCGGGGCGGAAAACTGGAAGCGACTGGCGCCGCGGATTGAAAAATGGGGGCGCGAGAACCTGCCCGAGGCTGCGTTTGAGGTTCTGTGCCAAACGGCTGATGGGGTGCGCAGCATTCATCGGTTGATGAGTGGCGGGGCGGAGCCGGGATTGAGTACCGGTTTGCCAAGTGATGCGACAGGTGATTTACGTGCTGATATCCGGGCGAAAATGAATGATCCGCGATACTGGCGCGACCGTGATCCGGGGATTGTCGCCGAGGTGCAGGCAGGTTTTGACCGCCTGCATGGCATTTCCTAGTTCACCTGATAGCGGCCATCGGTTTTGTGGACTTCGGGGGGGATGCGGGTGCGCTCGAACGCGGCATAAACGTCATAAAGCCCCGGTGCCGGGACGCTGGCGAAGGCGTCTTCGGTAAGGGTTACGGCATCATCCATGTTCTGGCGTTTTTCAAAGACGTGGACGGGCACCTGTGCCTGCCCGGCGCGAAGGGCCGTATCGATCAGCATATAGACCGGTTCGATATCGCTGTTTTCAAGGGCAATACCGCCCGTGCCCTCGCAGTTGCCGCGAAGGGCGGGGCGGGCGGTTTGGGCCTGTTCTGCCATTTCTTCGGGGCTGCCTGATGTGAGCGGGGTCAGAGCGATTTCGAGGTGATGGGGGCTGTTGGGGGAAAGGTCGTCGCGCGTGACATGGTAAACGCCAAGTTCGGCGGCATTGCCGACGGTGGCGGTAGCGGCATCGGTTGTGCTGCTGTTCGCGTCGCTGGCGCGCGTGATGGCATCGGCGTCGCAGAAATTATAGCGGGTAAACATGCGGTAACGGTTGTTTGCCTTGAGCCAGATTTCGACATCGCGATCCGCATTGAAGACGCGCACGAAAACCGGTGCGCCAATCGCAAGATCGGCGTTGGACAGTTCGGCTTCGAGATCGGGCAGAACCCGGTCGCGGATATTTTCCGCGCCAAACCCGGCAAGGGACGAAACCCGGCTGGTGAAATCGTTGAAATAGCCGGGAACGGGGGTATAGGGCAGCAGGGTATAACCCGCTGCCCCAATCCCGATCAGGGCGATGGTGGCAAACAGTTTTGCGCGCAACGCAAACTCCAGATCATCAATTTTGCAACAGGTCCGGCCAAACCGGACAGATGTTCGATCCCCCGTGGCGATGGGGGTTCGAGCCGAAACACAAGACCACTCAACCATGACCGCAAGATGACCGGTTCGGGGTGCAAATAAGGCGGAATTGCCTGATTTGCTGCCGCTTCGGGATGCTGCATCGCGCGTTGCGGTCTTAAAATTGTTTATGGGCAGAAGGATATAAACCGATGAGTGTCACGATTGATAAAAGCTTTGTGGATCATTTCCAGGCCGATGTGCATCAGGCCTATCAGCGGATGGGATCAAAGCTTCGTAATACGGTGCGGGTCAAAAACAGCGTGAAGGGGGCCAGCACGGTTTTTCAGAAAGTCGGCAAGGGCACGGCGACCACCAAGGCACGCCACGGCAAGGTGCCGGTGATGAATGCCGAACATGAGGCAGTGCGCTGTGACCTTCGCGATTATTATGCCGGTGACTGGGTCGATGCGCTTGATGAGCTCAAGACCAATCACGATGAAAAGATGGTTCTGGCCAATGCCGGGGCCTATGCGCTGGGTCGCAAGACCGATGAGCTGATCATCAATGCGCTGGCAAGTGGCGAGGAGCTTATTGATCACAATGATACGGGCTTGACCCTTGGCAAGGTGATGGCAGCGTTTGAGGGCATGGGCAACCGCGACGTGCCCGATGACGGGCAGCGTTATGCGATTGTCGGCTGGAAACAATGGTCGCAGCTTTTGCAGATCAACGAATTTTCCAATGCCGATTATGTCGGCGATGATGACCTTCCGTGGAAGGGCACGCAGGCCAAACGGTGGCTTGGCACGCTGTGGATGCCGCATTCGGGGCTTCCGGTGGCGGACGGCATCCGGTCGTGCTTCTGGTATCACAGAACGGCGATTGGCCATGCGATCGGGGCCGATGTGCAGTCCGACATTACCTGGCACGGCGATCATGCGGCGCATTTCGTCAACAATTCCATGAGCCAGGGTGCGGTGCTTGTTGATGATGCCGGGGTGAGCTGCATCCGGGCCAAGGAATAAGCCGCGACAGAGCGTGGCTTTTGAAGATTTTTCATACAGATAACGGAGACCAAAATGGCAGAAGGTTTTAAAGCCAGAAACCTCAGTGTTCTGGCCTATGCCAACGGCTTTACGCTTTGGCATTACATCACCCCGGATTTCGCCGCCGATGTTGATACGGCGGGCTATTTTGCCGATGCCCGCGACATGCTGCGGATTGGTGACATCATCATCGCCAATACCAACCGCGATGCCACGATGTCAGGCGGGCTGTTCGTCGTGGCGAGTTCGGGGGCTTTGGGCGTTGATGTCCGCGATATGACGGCGATTGGCAGTTCGAATACGGATTGATCCGGCTCGCCGCCCGGCTTTGGCGGTTTTACCAACAGGTTTTTGCGTTTTTGCCTCGACCCGTTTCTGCCCCGGCAGGAGCGGTTTTTTTATGTCCAACAAAGGAGAATGCCCATGCAGGGTTCCAAACCGGTCGAATGCGAAGTGCTTAACGTTATTCAGGCCGCAGGTATCTGGCCAGACTGCGATGACAAGACGCAGCTTTTGCAGGCGATCAATACGCTGATTTCGGGTGGCGGCAATGGTGGTGGCGGTGGTGCGACACCGCTTGGCACGGTGCTGTCATATGCCGGTGCGACGGCGCCGGAGGGCTTCATGCTGTGCGATGGCACCGAACTTATCGCAAGCGACCATGCCGATCTGTTTGCTGTGATTGGTACGGTTTATGGTGAAGGCGAAGCACCGGGCAGCTTCAAGCTACCGGACTTGCGGGGGCGTACCGCGATTGGTGCCGGTCAGGGTGTTGATCTGAGTGATCGGGTGCTGGGGGCGATGGCTGGGGCAGAAACCCATCAGCTTACTGTTGATGAGATGCCGAGTCATAATCATAACAACGCTTTGGTCGGCCAGACTACGGCGCTTGCCGGGATGGTAAATGATCCAAGATATCACAACAGCGGGCATTTCAAGCAGATGGATTCCGCCGGCGGCGATCAGCCGCACAATAACATGCAGCCTTTCGTGGTGCTGAACTACATCATCAAGGTCTGATTTTACCGAGTTCCCTCGACCCGGCAGCATCCCGCTGCCGGGTTTTCTTTTATCCAAAACGGAGAATATCCATGCAGTGTAATACACCGGTTGCCAGTGAAGTTCTGAACGTTGTTCTGGCGGCCAATATCGCGCCGGATCGGCAGGATGACACCCAGCTTTTGCAGGCGATCAATGCCCTGATTGCCAATGGTGGTTCGGGTGGTAATGGTGGTAATGGCGGCGGTTTCGGTGCCGAAATCGGTTCGGTCACCGCCTTTGCCATGCCGACCCCGCCGGAAGGCTGGCTGGTTTGTGATGGTTCGGCGGTTTCGCGGACCGACTATGCCGATCTTTATGCCGCGATTGGCACGGTTTGGGGGGATGGTGACCAGATTGCCACCTTTAACCTGCCGGACCTTCGCGGTGAGTTCATTCGCGGTTTTGATGCCGGTCGCGGTGTTGATGATGGGCGTGAATTTGCGTCGGGTCAGCTTGATCAGATGCAGGGGCACGTCCACATCGAAAACGCCGGAACAAACAACGGGTCTGCCTACAATGTGGCGTTTGAGGGTTATAGTCGCGCCAGTATTCGAGCTGGAGACGTCCCAACAGGTGGACCTGCATCGGATGGTACGAACGGAACGCCGCGCATTGGTGCCGAAACCCGTCCGCGTAACATCGCCATGACCTATGCGATCAAGGCGTTTTATCCGGTGGCGGCTTCGGCCTGATATCTGACGGATGAATGATGGGCGGGGTCCGGGTTTCCGGGCCCCGCTTTTACCTGCGGCACGAAGGACTGGATTCCCGCCTGCGCGGGAATGACGGCAGGGAAAAGCTCCTTTCACCGTCACTCCCGCGAAAGCGGGAGTCCATCGTGCCGCATCCTTAAAACCGGCCATGAGCCTGCAGTCCGATGGTTTTACTGCGCCCCTTTTTCCGCCAGATATTTGGTGACCTGAGCGGATGCTCGGGCGCGTTGTTCGTAGGTGACGGAGGGGGCGGCGACTTCGATCCAGGTTTTGGCTTCGACATGATCGCGCGCGGCGGCGATGGACAGATAATACCAGGCAAGTTCGAGGTCTTCGGTGGTGTATTCGCCGTAATAATGCATCCGGCCCATGGCGGCAAAACCGTTGGTATCGTCAAGTTCGACAGCCTGCTGATACCAGACAATTGCGCCTGCCGGGTCTGCGGGGCCGCCGATGCCGTATTCGAGGAAATGGCCGTAATAGTAAGGGGCATCGGGATCACCGTTTTCAGCGGCGAGCTTCATCCACTTCCGGGCCAGCACCGGATCGGGTTCGATGCCCTCGGCACCGGACTGGTAGATGGCGGAAAGGTTGTATTGGGCGTAGGCGTCGCCGTCGGCGGCGGCTTTTTCATACCATTCGCGTGCGCGGGGAAGGCTGACATCGACCCCGATGCCGTGCAGATAGCAATCGGCCAGATTGACCATGGCAGACACATCGCCCAGATCGGCGGCGCGCCGATAGTGATAGGCGGCTTCGGTGGCGTCGGGTGCGACGCCTGACCCGTTGAGATACATGACACCGATCAGGTTAATCGCCCCGGCATGGTTATGATCCGCCGCCTTGCGGGCCAGTTCCATCGCGCGGGGGAAATCCTGCGGCATGCCATCGCCATAATAGGCGGCCAGCGCATCGGCAAAGAGCTGTTCGGTATCGGTTGCCGGGGCGGTCGCCGTCGGTTCGGGGGCGGGTTTGGGTACCGGTTCGGGTGCGGGAGCTGGTTCGATCTCGACGAGCCGGAAGGATGTAAAGCGTTCGGTTATCTTGCCGTTGGCATCCATGGTCCGGTTGGTGAAGGGGCAGGGTTCTGATGCCGGGTAGGTCGTAATGGCATCGCCGTCGGCCAGAACCGCGATGGCCGGGGCGTAACCCTGTTTGGCGGCGCAATTGTACCAGCCTTCGGCTTCTTCGAAGGCATCAAAGAAAAGGAATTGTCCTTCGAGATATTCGGCCAGAGCGAACTGTGCGGCGGGATCGCCATTCATGGCGCGGGCGCGCAGGGCGTCTTCATCGCCATCGTAGCTGTTTGCGGTGTCGGAAATGTCTGGTGCGTTTTGCTTCTGGTCGGCGGTGTAACCGGCCCCGGTGTAATAGCATTCGCCGGTTTCGCTGATGTCGAAATTGGCGTTGATGTTTTGCAGTTGATCAATGGCGGGCTGGTCACCCTGCAGGGCGGCGCATTCAAGCAGGCGGGTGATGGTGAAATGTTCATCATCGTCAATGTCGCCGTCCTCGGCATACTCGTAGGACAGCAAGATCGCCAGCAGGCGCTGGGCCTCGGCATTGCCTGCGTAGGACTTGCGCCAGTAATCATCGATCAGGATGTCGTCATCGATACTTTGGGCGGATGTGACGGCAGATGTGCCGATGATTCCGATCAGGAAAAGCGATGCGAAAAGCTGGGACCGCGACATTGATGCTCCATTCCTGCGGGCCGGTTGGTTCGGGCGGCCACTGACTACCCGGTCTGTTCCGACCGGTTGAAACGGATTTTGACAATATTTCAACGATATCGGCAACCGGGAATTGAAGGGAACGCGATATGGCACTTGGCGACATCGCACTTTGTGCGCGTGCATTGGTGATGATCGGGGCGGCACCGATTGTTTCGTTTGAGGATGACACCGCCGAGGCGGAGGTAGCGGGAATGCTTTATCCGGCTATCCGGGACGGGATGCTGGCGGCTTATCCGTGGCGGTTTGCCGCGCGTGGGGCGTGGCTGGCGCGGAGGGAGAGTGAGGAAGTTTTGGGCGCTGGCGAGGGCATGTTTGTCCTGCCCGGGGATTTTATCCGGTTGCTGTCGCTTGAAAGTGACGGGGGTGCGGTGCCGGAGTTTGAGCTGGTGCAGGGGGCGGTGAGGTGTGGGGCGGATCGGGCGTACTTACACTATGTCGGGCGGATGGCGGAGGGGGCGTTTCCGGCGTTTTTCGATCTGGCGCTGATCACACGCCTTGCGGCGGAATTTTGTGTGCCGCTGACCGAAAGTACGTCGCGGGCGGAATATCTGTTTAAACGCGCCGAGGACCAGTTTCGCAGCGCGCGGCTGGCCGATGCGCAGCAATCGACCCCGCGGGCGATTGGGGATTTCACCCTGATCGGGGTGCGGGGATAGGGATTTTGGGTGTGGTGAAGGGGACGGGTTATGGCGCGCAGGGTTCTGGAAAAGACGACATTTTCGACCGGTGAACTGGCCCCGGAATTGTGGGGGCGGTCGGATTTGAATGCCTATGGCAATGGGGCGGCACGGTTGCGCAATGTGTTTATTGAACCGAGCGGCGGGGTGCGCAGGCGGCCCGGTATTGCGTTGATTGATGCGGTGTCCGGCCCGGTGCGGTTGATCGCGTTCGAGTTCAATACCGAGCAGACCTATCTGCTGGTGTTTGGGGATTATCAGGGCACGGTGTATCGCGATGGGGTGGCGATTGTCGGGTTTGAGACACCGTTTGGAATTATCCACCATGCGCTTCTGAACTGGACGCAAAGTGCCGATACGCTGCTTGTCACCCATCCGGAGGTCGAACCGATGCGATTGACGCGGAAGGGAGCAGACGACGGGGCGGGGACGTGGGAGATGACCAACTGGGCGTGGCGGGAAACGGCGGTGAAGCGGTTTCAGCCATACTATAAATTCGGTGATCCGGCGGTTTCGATCACACCATCGGGCACAGGTGGCGCTGGTGGCACGGTCAGCATCACTGCCAGTTCGGCGCTTTTTGAGGCCGGGCATGTCGGGACGCGCTGGCGGATACAGGGGATTGAGGGGGAGATTGCGGCGGTTTCGAGTGCGACTGTGGCAACGATTGCCTTGAAAGAGGCGCTGCCCGATGCCAGCACGACACAGGATTTCGAGGAACAGGTTTTTTCAGCCGTTCGTGGCTGGCCGCGCAGCGTGACATTTCATCAGGACCGGATGGTGATTGGCGGATCGCGGGATTTGCCTAACCGGTTGTGGATGTCGAAATCGGGGGACCTGTTCAATTTCGATCTGGGCGAGGGACTGGATGACGAGGCGATTGAATTTGCCCTGCTGGCCGATCAGGTCAATGCGATTACCGGCATTTTCGCAGGCCGCCATTTGCAGGTTTTCACCAGCGGATCGGAATGGATGGTGACGGGGGACCCGTTGACGCCAGCCAATATCCAGGTCACGCGCCAGACCCGGATTGGCAGCCGGGCGGATCGCACGGTGCCGTTGGTCAATGTGGATGGCGCAACGATCTTTGCCGCGCGCAGCGGCCGGGAATTGCGCGAATTTCTGTTTACCGATGTCGAGCAGGCTTATGGGGCGGCGGATTTGGCGCTTTTATCGCGCCATCTGGTGCAAAACCCGGTTGATCAGGCGTTTGATGCGGATCGCAGGCTTTTGCATGTGGTGATGGGCGATGGCAGCCTTGGCACATTGACCCTTTATCGCAGCGAGGCGATTACCGCCTGGTCAGCGCAAAGTGTTGAGGGTGCGGCGTTTCGGGCCGTCGCGGTGGCGGGCGGGCAGGTTTACCTTTGCCTTGAGCGGAACGGGAAATTTTACCTTGGCCGGTTTGATGAGGGTTGCGGGCTTGATCTTTCGATCACCGCAGAATTGACAGAGGGCGAAAGCCCGCGCCGCCATTGGGGCGGGCTGGATGATCTGGAAAATGTCACTCTGGCCGTCTGGGCCGATGGTGTGCTTTACCGCGATATCACGGTTTCGGGCGGCACGATCAGCCTGCCCGAGGCGGTTTCAACGGTCGTGGCCGGATTGCCGTTTACCCATGAAATTGCCGCCCTGCCACCCGCCGGATCGGATGGCACACGCGCACATGGGGGCAATGCGTTGCGGCTTGTGTCGGTGACATTCCGGGTGCAGCAGACCGCGCAATTACGTGTTGATACCGGGCGGGGATTTCGCGATGTGACGCTGGGTAGAGGACGGAGCGAAGATGCGGCCTATAGCGGTGATGTGAGCTTGCGGGCCCTTGGCTGGCGGCGGGGCAGTGCCGGACGGGACAATGATGGATTATGGCGGATCGCCGGGGATTTTCCCCGGCCTTTTTTATTGCTGGGGGTCGCCAGCGAATTGGGGGTGAATGACTGATGGGCGCGTTTGCATCCTATGCACCAATGGCACTTTCTGCCCTGCAAACCGGGCAGCAGATTTCATCAAACCGGGCGGCGCAGAAAAGCCGTGCGGCAGAGACGGAGGCCAACCGGCAGGCCGATATTGCGCAAATCAATGCCAGCGAGATGGAACGCGCACGCGAGCGTGCCGAGGAATTGCGCATTCGTCAGGCGCGGTTACGTGCCCGGCAGGGGGCGGCGGGGTTGCAAAGCGGGGGCACCGGATCGGCCAGTGCGGTTCTGGCCGGACTTGAAAAACAGGCATTGTCAGAAACGCAGGCCGAGACGGACGCGGCGGCGCGCAGACGCGCCGAGGTCAACCGGCAGGCAAGTTGGCGTGAAACATCGCTTTTGCGGTCGTCACAGGATGACACGGTCGCCCGGCTGAATGCGTGGTTTGCCCGTCGGGACGGGTGGTGAGGGCTTAAGGGGGTTGTGGGGGGTATTGAGTGTGCGGCACTGTTTACTGGATTCCCACCTTCGCGGGAATGACGGGGTTGGGGTAGGGCCTTTCCACCTGTTCGTCACTCCCGCGAAAGCGGGAGTCCATGGGGCTGCGAGCTCGGTGGTTGGGTTTGAGGCTGTGGCACCGCTGACTGGATTCCCGCGTGCGCGGGAATGACGAGGTTTTGGGGTAAGGCCTTTCCACCCGTTCGTCACTCCCGCGCAGGCGGGAGTCCAGGGCGGCGGGTTCGGTTTCGGGTTTTTAGGGGGATGAGATGGGCGCGGTATTTAAGGCTGCTGGCGGGGCGGGTGTCGGGTTTGTTAGCGACGGGGAGCGCAGGGTTTTTCCGTTTCAGTTTGTGGTTTTTGGCAGTGATGATGTGGCGGTGCGCGTTGATGGAAAGCCGGTCACGACCGGGTTTCATGTGGCGTTAAATGACGCCGAAGAAGCACCCGGTGGGGAGGTGATTTTTGAGGTCGCGCCAAAGGTTGGGGCCGCGATTTCGATCCGGCGGTATTTGCGGTTACGACGGCTCAGTGCCTATGGCAGTTCGGCATCGCCGCGTGGTGATGCGGTGGATCGGGATCTGGATTATCTGACCGCCGCCCTTGGCGATATTGACCGGGCGATGGTGGGCAGTTTGCGGCTTGATCCCGCCGATCAGGGCAAGGGTGATCTGGCATTACCCCGGATTTCGCCCGGTCGGGCCCTGGTGTGGAACGATCAGGGCGACGGGCTGGCGAACGGGCCGGATGCGGGCGAGATTGCGAGCGCCGGGCAGCATGGCGCGATGGCGCAGGATGCGGCGAACCGGGCCGAGGCCGCCGGAACGCGAGCCGAAACCGCGCTTGCGGGATTTCAGAAGCAGATGGCGGGGGCGGCGTTTGACCTTGATCTGCGGGCCCAAAACGTCACGCTTTGGCAGGATGAACGCCGCATGCCGGTGGTGGATGCGCCGGGTGACCGGATCATGGATATCCGCGAGACGGGGGCGCTGGTGCGGTTATCGAGTGGCGGGCGGTTGAGCCTTCCGGGGGTGAGTGCTGCGCGCAATGGGGGGCGATACCGGGTGGTCAATGGCGATGGCACGATGGTCGATATCAGTGCGGCCAGCGGGGATCAGATTGTGCCGTTGGACGGGGCGGTGGTGCGCAGTGTTTATGCCCTGCCGTTGCGGGGGGATTGTGTTGATCTGATCTGTGATGGGACGCGGTGGTTTGCGGCACCGATCCGGCAAACCGGGCCGGTGGTGAAGCTTTTGCGGACCAATGCGCAGGACATTCCGGCGGGTGGTTATTTCATCGTCGAATGGGATCAGGTGGCGGAGGACAGCCACGGGCTTTATGACGCCGCCCTGCATGGGGTCGGGAACCTTCCGCCCGGTTTTTACCATGTTGATGCCGGGGTGAATTTCGCCATCGGCGATACGGCGGTGGCGGTCAGTGCCTATGTCGAGCGACAGGGGACGGCGGGATGGAGCACGCATTTGCAGGCGTCCGATATTGTCGGGTCGGGGAGCAATGCGACGCAGAGTGTCCGGGTGAGTGGCATCGCCCGGATCGGGATTGCGACGGATAATGCGCTTCGGCTGCGGGTGCGCCATTCCGACAGTGTGACGCGCCAGATCGCGGCGGGGGCGGTGATGAGCTGGTTTCATCTGTGCCGGGTTGGCGGGTAGGTTGGAGGGGGTAGCATCGCTGGCGGGGTGTGAGGCTGCTGCACCAAGGACTGGATTCCCGCGTTCGCGGGAATGACGGCTTATGGGGATCAGGCTTTTCCGCCTGTTCGTCACTCCCGCGCAGGCGGGAGTCCATCGGGCGGCGGGTGCCGTGGCCGGTTTTGAGTATGCGGCACGGCTGACTGGATTCCCCCGTGTGCGGGAATGACGAAAGGAAGTTAAGGCACCTCTACATCGTCACTCGGGCGAAAGCGGGAGTCCATGGGGCTGCGGGCTCGGTCGTCGGCTTTGAGGATACGGCACTGTTGACTGGATTTCCGCCTGCGCGGGAATGACGGGTGGGGGCTGGGCCTTTCCATCTGGCGACAGGCTCGTTGATCCTGACGACATTTCATCATTTGAAGACGGAGAATGCAAAATGGGCATGCGATATGCGCCATTGGAAAGCTGTCTGCGCGTGGGGCGCGCCAGCCCCAAAATCGTGCGCGGGGATAACGGGGTTTTGGCCGAGATTGGCGTGGATATGCCGGGCCATGATCATGATGCGCTGGGCCGGGCGCGGGGGCTTTTGATTGAGGGGGCGGCGGTTAATCTGCTGCGCTATTCCGCCGCGTTTTCCAATCCGCTTTGGGAGAAGGATGCGGGGGTGAGTGTGGCGACGTCCGGGGTTGCGGCCCCGGATGGCAGTATGAGTGCCACACAGCTTGACCTTCCGGGCGGCACGGCGGGGCTTTATCAGCGGGTAGATGATCTGACCGTGGGGGCGATATACAGCTTTGGTATCTGGGCGCGGGCGGTATCGGGCGTGGCCGAAATTACGCTGGGCGGGGTGGATGGGGCGTCAAACCATGCGGTGAGCCTTGATGAAAGCTGGCAACGGATGGGATTTGCGGAGGTTGCATCGGGCACCAGCCGCTATCCGAAAATCGGAACAAACCTTTCGGGCAATCCGGCATCGATCCTGATCTGGAATGCGCAGCTTGAGGCCGGGCCGGTTTTGACCAGCGATATGATCAGCAATGGCATCCCGGCGGCGCGCGCCTTGGATGATGTGACGCTTGATCCGGGGGACTGGTTCCGGGGCGCAACCGGGCGGGGCATGTTTGTTTTTGATCTGGAATTGCCAGCGGCCTGGGATGGTATCTGGCGGATCGTGCAGATGCATTCCGGGAATTTGAACGATGATCATCTTGATCTTGGCTATGACAGTGCGGCGGATCAGTTGCGGATTTCATTGCGCAAGGGGGGCGTGCCGATCATCACGCAGTCGCTTTATGGCGGGCTTGTGCCGGAAACGCGCACGCGGATCGTGCTGGCGTGGGCGGATGACGGGGTTGCGGTGGCGAAAGCGGGCGCGATTTTGAAATCACCCGGCGGCTTTGCCATGCCGCGCACTTTCAACACGATCCAGTTGGGGAGTTATGCTGGGCAAAGCGGGGCGTTAAACGGCCATTTGCGCGGGGTTTCCTATTGGCCGGAACGGTTGGCGGATGATCGCTTGATCGCCCTTTCGGCAAATTCCGAAAATTAACCCCATGGAAGCCCCCAAAACGAAACAGAGGAGATGGAGGACAGGATGGAGGAACTTGATACGGTTCGGGCGGAGCTTTTGCAAAGCCTGCCCGGTGATATCAGCCGCGCGCGCAATGCCTATCGCCGGATGGCGCAGGCAGCGGCACTCAAGATGGACGCTAAAAGCTTCGCCGCCCATCAAACGGCTTGCAAGGCGGGGCTTTCGCATCTTGAAGGGCTGATCAAAATACTTCGCTGGGCGTCCGGCCCGGACGGGGCGGCGGAGAATGAAAAGGCGAAATCGCCTGCGATGGAAGAGGCGGAGATCAGGAAGCTGATTGCGGAAGCGCGGGGGGCGTTGGCGGGGAAATAA